TTTGCTTACTGGCTTCATTGGTTGTGTCAACAAAAACAATCATTGATTCATAACCAAGTTCTTCCAACTCTTCCTTGATTGTAATCATTCTGTAATGGTCATCAGCAGGACCATTAATAATCAAAGGAAGGCGAGAACGAATGGCTTCTCTACGATAATCTTTTGTTGTTTCTGATAATTTCTGTTTGTCCATTAGATATTCGAAAGCCTGAACTGAATTGATTTCTACAGCACCTTGGTGTGGAATGGATTCACGGATAACAACATCCTTACCTGAACCTGGACCTCCAGTCACGAATACTGCTTTGAATAAACCATGATATGATGATTCATGTATACCCATACCTGTACGAGTATCGTGCATTAATTCTTTTGTGTGACTATCTGATACATGAGATGGAACACCTTGTCTAAAAGACTTGATATCTTTATTTTTAGCATGTTGACGCATTTTGGTACCAGACATACCAGATGTTCCTTCTGCATCAGGGTCACGTTGACCAGCAGAATGTACATGTATCTTTTTAAAGTTATACAAAGCACTAGGATGTGTACCATTGTATTTGTTTAATTTTTCTTTCACTTCTTTAACACGGTCAGAACCGACCACCATATGAAGATGTGTTACACCTTGTTTATGTAGTTTGGCAGCGTGATGTAAGAAGGATGGATGTTCTTTGTTGGATGCTTCAAAATTGGTACCTGGAGAATATCTCTTGAGGTGTTTAATTTTTTGTGCAGCAGATAATGGATTCTTATTTTTATCTTGTGAATGTGATGTTACAACAGTATGTCCGGCATTATGTTTCGCAGCAACTTCTTTGACCTTATCAATTACTTTCAAATGGCCAGTTGTAGGAGGATTCATACGACCAAAGGCCATAACGTGGTGAACATCACCACTTTTATCTTCCTGTAATAAATCTAAAAAGGATTTCATTCGACTGCTTTTCCATCACCTTTGAAACTTGTCATTGGATCACTACTAGAGGAAACACGAATTCTATGTGTCGCAAAAGTTTTACCATTATGTTTAAAATGAATTGTTCCACTCTTACCATCATGGTGAACCGAAATATTCTTATGGTCGTTTAATTTATGATTCCAATGTTCACTAGGATCAACAGAATCGTGGATTGTTTTATTACCTGTCTTATTGCTAGATTGGTAAGTTGTATGTCTTATGTGTTCATGGCCATTGTGTTGCAATGGAGTTTTATTTGATTGTAACACATGCGTTTTTATGTGATGTACCAAATTTTCTTTTGATCCAGTTGATAATTGTTTGTGTAAATGTTTAGCAATATCAACCGTGGCTTTATGGTTTCTTTTAACTACATCTTCTTTCATCTTCGGATCAGAATTCATCATTTCTTTTCTTTTCTCTGGACTCTTTACACCGACTAATTTTGGATGTGCCTTTAAAAGTTCTTTTCTATGTTTTTCAACCACATCATGTGCACCATGAGTCGCTTCCATACCAGGATTTGATGCGGTAATGTGTTTGTTTTTTCCATCAGTAACTTTTAAACTGGCACCAACGAATTTTTTCTTTCCAGTTTTTTCATGATGTGTATGAATCATAATATCGGAAGCATCTTCTTTTTGTGAAGCTTCAATTCCTGTCGATTTCTTTATATCACCTGGTTTTGAAGTCCAGTGAACATCATGTACTTTATGGCCACTCTTCTCTACATGTTTTCTTATATCATCAGCTGCACTTTTGGCTTTTGAATTCAATCTGTTATATTCATCGTGGTTGCCATGTTTTTTATGTAAAGCATCTTTAATTTTATCATGTGCTACTTTTGGACTATCACCCGATTTATCTTTATGTAAAGTCATGTGTTTACCCAATAGGTGTTTACCTACTAGTAACTCATGTAAAACCCCTTTATCATTAGAGGTATAACTTTTTTCTTTTTCTTCTTTTAACTGTTTTTTACCTTCAGTATTATCATCTTCATCATCTTCAACTTCATCTGGATGTTCATCGTCATCACCTTCACCGTCATGTTGGCGTAAGTATTGTAAGAAATCTTCAATTTCTTTTTCGAGTGTTTTACTTTCGGTAACTAGACCGGCTCTTGTTAAATATATTTTAAGTTGTAAACTCATTTTCTTACCTTTAATAAATTTTGTCTAGCAAACTCAGCACGATTTACCAATTTGGTTGGTTCGTTTTCGTGATGAATAACAAAACCTTCTGGTTTCGATTTCTTACCCTCAATATGGTGTTCATAATTACCTTCATGTGTCTCTAATGAATTAACTAAATGATTTTTGGCCTGTTGAAGGTGATGATGCATAGTCAATAGATTACCATAATGTGATTTATTCTTTTCTACATGAGCAATTTGTTTGGCACCTTCAGTTGTCTTTTCGGCTTTGGCTTTTGGTGTTTTAACTTTGGCTGCTTTCTTTTCATGTACATCTTTTAGATGTTCTTTGAAACCTTTGACAGAAGGAACTTCATTTGTACGAACTGTTTTATTAATATATGTTGATAAATGTCCAGTTTCACCAGAGTGTTCTGGATGAATGGCATCATACATTTTATGACCATGTGTATCATGGATTTCTTTAGCAGCGGCCATGTGTTTATGAAAACCAGACTGATTCTCAGGTGAATGTTTGACCTTAGCTGTATCATGTTCTGCACCGTGAATATGAACATCTGGATGCTCTTTAAAGTTTTCATGGTCAACATGAGGAGAGGCAGAAGTCATGTCAGCATTATATTTTTGATGAACTACTACACCAACCTTAGATTTCTTAATCTTTGCTGCTTCTGGACCATGAGCAGTATACGTAATTGTGTTTGGTGTAAAAGAAACTTTATTTTTTGCAGCCTCAAACAAATGTTCTTCTTTCAATATCTTAGTGTCGGCATGGTGCATCAAGTCACCTTGATAAACACCAGTCTTTGGTGTTACTTTTGGTAAGTGTTTGAGAGCATGTTTAAGTGACTTTACAAGACCAGGTGCATGGCCATGGTTTCTTTCAATATCTGCTTCTGTATGATTAATCTTTGGATTCTTGTTGAATGCTGACTTGGTGGCAACAAAAAACTTACCATTTTTAGGGTGGTGACCAAAGATAATGGACGGAGAACCATCATATTTCATGGTCAGATTGCTACTCTTGGCACCAGCCATCATATGTTCATGTGCCTTCATCAGAGCACCATGAGCATGTTCAAAACCAGCATGGCCGTGCATCAATGGACGGTCTTCCGCATGGTGAATGTGTTTGAGTTCGCCGCCTTCGGCTTCTTCCTTCAGAAAAGATTGAAATGTTAACATAGATTATACCTTTAGAAATGCAACACACTTTGGTTGCCTGTAAGGTTATTTATAATAGATTATACCACAGACCAACAAAAATGTGAATTGTTCGATCCGATATATAGTTGTCAATAATGTTCGATTTGTCCGTTACCGGCCAGCCAGCCCCAGCAATGAACTTTGTCAAATTCGACCAGATATTCTTTTGGTATGTTTATCCAATGAGCATGTTCGGTGTCAAATTTGTCCAATAATGGCAGATTTTTCTGTATGACAAGAAGATAATTGTCTAATAAGGATATACAGAAGGAGAACATTCTGGTAATAAACAGGCTGCCAGTATTGTTAGGCATCCAACTCGGAATTGCTTTCTTAAAAACATATTTACCAAATAGGTTATCATATTCTTTAATATCAAAAGTATCTTCCAGTTCAGACCGTGCTGAGAATTTGAAGATTCTTTTCACATCTTTTAGTAAATTATTTTGTTTTAATGTATGTAATGTAAAGAACATCAGTAGATTTTCTGCATGACTTTTCATCTGGTTTTCTGAACATTTCCTTACATCTGGTTGTTCACTCATATCAATATAAGCATCACATAAACGAGCAATTGTTTCTCTTTCCAGGTCGGAGACTGGTCTTAATGACACATCCGAGAATACAATGAATGCTGCTGGAAAACGTTTACGTATAGATTTCAGAGAAGCAATAGTCTGTGCAAATCGGTCACCATCACTAAAAGCACCCATATTAGGTTTAAGTGATGATGTAACTATGAAAAGATTTTTATTGGGTATCATAGAAAGTCAGTCAGGTTGTCAGAGTCACGTTTCAGATTAATGGCTTCCGCTCTAGGATATGGGTTGGCATTATTGTAATCGTTAATCAGAATACGTTTAGAAT